GGATCATAGTGAGTAAGTGGCGGCGGGGGACCCATTGCGCGATCCGGGGGGTGGGGGAGGCTTGGGGTCTCCCATTTCTGCTATAATTGTCTCACCGGACGATGTTGTCCGGCAATTCTCTCAAAAGAGGAAACAAAATGAAACGCACTACTGAAATTTTGAACAAAGCATTGGCTGACGCAAAGCAAAACGTCAAGTTCATGCAAAACGATGTGCAGAGACTCAAAGGCAACCGTAGGACTCTGGGCCGCATCGTCAGCAAACTGGTCAAGTGCTTGCGTGATGACGATCACATCCATGTATCGACAGGCGGGCACATCTACATCACGATGCGCAATCTGCCGGGGTTCAAGAGCATGGAGTTGACCATGCTTCTAAATACCCTCGAAAACATGGGGGAGTGCAAGGAAACCCGGGAAACGGCGGAATGCTTGAATCGGGATTATGTCTACAACGTGGAAGACACGAGGGTAAATGTCTGGGCTTACGCTGATGAGGATAGCGGGGCTTGCCAGCGGGTTCAAGTGGGTGTCGAGCACGTAGAGCGCCCCAAATACATGATCGTCTGCAACTAATCTAAACCAACCGGGGGCCGCAAGGTCCCCGGTTTTTTGTGCCCCTGCCGGGGCTTTGATACCAGTTATGCGTGGTCGCGCGCGGTCATGCGTGCGTGCGAATCCTTAAATAGCGTGTCGGATGCGTCCGACTTCTGCTATAATACCAACAGGCCAGACAATAGGTCATTCATTCGAGTGGACTGTGGTTTGTTCTTTTTCTTTTCTCAATCATGGAGTTTTTAAAATGACTGCAAAGAAAAATGCTATCGCCTATGCGATTGATTCGACCCCTGTATCGTTCAAAGATGCGGGATACAAAGCCGCCCGCGCTGGTGAATCCCTGCGCGCAGTAGCGCAGTATCTGCTCGATACCGCCGAGGGTTTTTACGATAACCCGGTAGTCAACGATCACAAAGAATTGCGCGCTGATTTGGCCGAGGGTTACAAACTGCGCGCCCATGAGCTTTGGGGTATCGACCACTACGTCATCAGCAAAGATACGCAACAATGGTTGCCTATTGGCAATAGCGTAAAGACTGCGAACATGGAGAAAATTCTCGCGGAGCATAGCGAAGCTAAACGGGAAATTCGACAGATCAATGTCCATTACGTCACGGCCATGAGCACGAACGAATTCACGCAATTGAAAAAACGCGACCCGATAGAGGGTGATCTGGTGGATAAGATGCGCGCCAAGTTCCGCAAATATGAACTGGACTGCAATAGCGCGATCATGCGGAAAATATCCGAGATATTGGCCGAGGCCAAAGGGGATAAAAAGACCCGCGAAATGGTGCTGTTTACCGATGCCCTGAAAAAGTCTTTCGAGGCTTTCGAGAAATCGGTCAAAGTAAAACAGACCCGAGGCGATGCAACAGCAGACCCGGTAAAGTTCGCGGTAGCGTTGAACAAGTTCTGGGAAACCTACAATAAATAAACAATAGATGACGACTAGCCCGGTGGTTTCGGCCACCGGGCTTTTTTTGCGCCCAGCGAAAGCTGGGTTAGAGACCAGTTACTTGGTGCGCGTGCGTCAACTAAAGAAGGCGCCCGCGTTTGAAACCAGTTATTTGTCTGCGCGCGCGTACGCAAGCGTGGGAGGGTCGAGCAGCGCCAAGCGAGCATGGGCAGCGACTTTCTTAATTAGTGAGTCGGATGGTTCCGACGTGGCTAGGCGAAGCTATAGGCGACGCCATGCGTGGTCAGTTCCAAATCCACGTTCCAAGTTCCAAGTCAGTTCCAATACATCTGGAATCCACTTGGAATTCCAGTTTTTCTACACGGTTCCAATCTAGCTGGAACTCGGTTGGAATCTGGAATCACAATTGGAATTCCAGTTTGTTCCAAGTGCGGCGAGGTGCTGAATATACTTTAGTGTTACATAAATTCCGGTTTAAGTATAGTTTGTTCCAAGCCGGAATTTTTTCTGGAATCGTCATTTTCCCGTTTAAAATCAAGTACTTATCTTGTGGATAACCTGTGGAAATTCCAAAATTCCAGATTTTCCAGAGAACAAAGCCGGACGGGAGCATATCTCTGAGAGCGAGGCAAGGCTACACGGTGCAAATCATCACCCGACCAAACCTCACAAAACCAAAAAACCCCCATATCGCTCCATCCCGACGTATCCCTTTTTTTCCTTGGAATCTCTGGAATTTTGGAATTTTTAAATACTACTACTTACATTTTCTTTGTATTCTACCCTCTCAATATCTACCTATAGTAATTCCCCTCAATTCCAATATTCCAATTTTTCTTTCCAGTTCCAACCCTAACTTAACAAATACCAGACACAACCCCTCAAAATCCCGTTCTGCCCCCGCTCACACCCCTCAACAACAAGCCCACCCCTCCAATTAACTATCTTACGTTAAGACTTGCTTAAAGTATCGAACTAAGCTATAATGCAGTTGTGTCGGAACAGAAGCTCTGCAACCCGCCACTTAGTGAGTCGGAACCCTCCGACTTTTATTCAGTCCAATCCAGTTCAGGAGTCAGTTATGCGAGTTGGTTTTTTGGCTACCACATCTGCCCAACCCGATGCCACAGCTTGGCATCAAGCCCTGCCCCGCAAGGTCCGCAAGACGTTGCGCTTGCACACCCCCAAGACGCCATGCAACGAGGCGCATACAGACCTCACGGCTGCGATGCACAGGCATGAGGCGAGAGACAGTTACCTGACTATCAACACGGTCGACGAGGACTTCGACCTGACGGGTAGCCAGACCTATGGGGACTGCGACTGCCTCGACAACCCCGACAACGAGTACCAGCACCTGACCATCGTCAGGTCCGGGAGAGATACCCGCCGCTGGCTCAAGGGCTACAACATCCTGTAAGAAAGAGAGAACACATCATGCAAGAACCTATTGAGACACTCAAATACACCATCGGGGCATGGGCCATGCCCTTTCTGGTCAACGGCGACACGTCGGGCCTGAGCGACGGGGAGATCACGGGGATCGAGATATGGCACGACCTCGTGACGGACGACTGGCGCGACAGTGACGACAACCTGTGGGTGTTCTTTAGTGAGTCGGTGGACTCCGACAGCAGACAGTTCGGCAGGGACGAGATCACCGGGATGATGGACAACGTGTATACGCTGGAAATTGTTTTTAGGAAGGGGAACTGAAATGACTGAGATGCACGAGAGCAATGAGATGTTCCAAGCGTTTGTGGGCAAGACCGTGGCCCGGGTGGATTACGTGGACGACTACGACGAGGGCATCACCGTGATCTTCACGGACGGATCAATCCTCAATGTGTGTGAGCGTATGCAGGCTGGGCAATTGGATGTGTGTGGCGTTGTGGCACAGGGAGAAAGCAAATGACTGTGAATCAAATCTGGGAAGTCCGGGCCTACTCGACACGGGACTTGTTCAACCTTGGCTTGGAGTGTGAGGATGCCCACGGGTGCTACGAAGTGTTCTCTGAATACTTCTCATCCCGTGAGGCGGCGCATGCCGTGTACGCCCGAGGCGAGAGGGAGATGGGCATCGTGCATGGGGTGACTTGGCAACTGCGTGGCGTGGTGCTCGACGCCCCGTGGACAGAGCAGACTTTCGAGGAACTCAAGCAGGAAATCTTCAAGGGCGATGAGGTTGAGCTACTTTAGAAATTTACTTGGGGATGTTGACTTATCTGTAAAGTTATGATACAATGTCTTCAAGTCGGGAGGCGCGCGTCGCTTCCCACTCTTTAACGTGTCGGATGGTTCCGACTTCAACTGATGGAGGCTATCTTCTTGTGAGCAACTACCAACCCATGTGTGCGCAATGTAGCGCAGACTTCTCCCCATTACGCGCGGCGGCTGGGTACGTGCTGTGCCTGTCCTGTGGGGAGAAGGATGCACGGCGGCGCAAGCACACTATCGTCCCTGTCCCCAAATCAAATTACATCGTAGTCACTGACCCTGCCCTACTCATCGGGCTCAACTCATCGCACAAAGGAGCGAGAACATGAACTTTGAACTTTCTGCGCCAACGGCGCGCATTTCGTTGTCTACTTCTGCTGTTGTTGTAAACGTGGAAGTAAATGTGTGGACGGCCACGAAGCAGGACAGGTCTATCTCAAACGAGGTGACCACGGCAAAGAACGCGTCGGCTGATGCCGGTCGCTTCACTAAGAACCTGCTGGCCAACTGCCCACAGCACAAGGCACTGCTCAACTATCGGCAGACTGTCTACAACTGGATGCAACGGCTCACGTTCGACTGGGCGGGCTCAGCTCGGATTCTTCCGCATGTATCTCTGCCCAAGTTCAAGGCTGAGTACGACGCGCATGAGCGCGAGTTTGGCAAGCTGCTCGATGAGTTTGTGGCGGTCTACCCGTCACTGGTCTCAGACGCCGCGTTCAAGCAGGGTGACATGTTTGATCGGTCGGACTATCCCGACGTGTCAGAAATCAGGGGCAAGTTCCGTGTGAAGTTGTTTGTGACAAAGGTTCCCGAGAATGACTTCCGCTCCGGTGAGATCGCTGATGCCATCGTCAACGACTTGAAGCAACACTACGAGCAGCAGGTCAGCGAGATCGTGGACAACATCATGGAGGACGCGGCTGAACGGTTCCTGAGCATCGCCTCTCGCCTGAGGAATTCTTGTGAGGAAGCACAGCCCGATGACACTGGCAAGGTCAAGCGCAAGAAGGTCTACGAGACGACTGTCACACAGGCGCGGGAGATCGCCAAGACGTTGCAGGGGTTCAACTTGACAAATAACGCGGCTCTGCGTGAGGCTTGCGTGGCGCTGGAGAACACACTGAGCGGCGTGTCGATGGATGACCTGCGCGAGAGTTCATACGTCCGACAAACTGTCAAGTCGGACATTGACGACATCCTGAGTAAGTTTGCCCCGTTGGGCGGAGGAGTTTGAAATGAGTGATCTGGAAATTGTATTGCTAATCGCGCTGGGCGTGATGATAGCTCTGTGGGAGATGGAGCGTAGACGTGCGAAGAATACATTTGTGGTCGCCGCTATGTTCCACAGATCGCTGATAGGAGTGGCGAGGAAAGAGATGACCCTGATGTTTGACAAGGACGACAAGCTGGTGATCACAGAGGTCGCATCCGAGAAGACTGTAACGATTCAATAACCCAACCTGAAAGGAAACGCAACTATGTCCAAAATCAATCTTATTCCACGCGTGTCTCTGACCGAAGCGCGTGAGGTCATCCGTGCAATCGGCCACGAGCTAACCCCGATCCTCATCTCCGAGCCGGGTGTGGGCAAGTCCAGCGTACTCAAGATGCTGGAGGAAGATATGGGGTCGGATGAGTACGACTACATATATGTCGACTGCCCTGTCAAGGACATGATGGACATCGCCGCCTCGATTCCCAATCACGAGAGCAAATCTCTGGAGTACTACGTCTCAACGCTCTTCAAGCTGGGCAACGGCAAGAAGAAGGTGATCATGCTCGACGAGTTCATGAAAGCTCCGAAGCTCTTGCAAGTTATCTTCACTAGGATGATGCTTGAGAGAACCGTGGGTGATGAAGCTCTGCCCAAGGGGTCTATCGTGTTCGGCACGAGCAACAACGCAACCGATGGGGTGGGCGACACCATGCTGGCTCACGCGGCCAACCGTGTTTGTTTGCTTCACGTATGCAAGCCTACCGTTGAGGAGTGGAATGCGTGGGCTGGCGTGATTGATCCCGATACTGGCAAGCCCCGCGTAGCGCGTTCCATCCGTGCTTGGGTGGCCATGAATCGCAAGGCGATGAAGTCGTACCTCGACCCGGATCAGGAGGACAACGAGTTCATCTTCAAACCAGCGATGACGGCGCGGTCGTTCGTGTCTCCCCGCTCACTGGCCAAGGCGTCAATCATCGTCGAGAGTCGAGACAAGCTCACCGAGAACGCTGTCATGTCGGCACTGTCCGGCACGATAGGTGAGAGTGCGGCGCGGTCGATGTCTGCCTTCATCAATCTGGAGGGCAAGCTCATGCCGTATGCCACGATCATGAAAGACCCAACGGGTGTTGATGTTCCAAGCGATGTATCTGCGCTGATCATGATGATGTTTGAGGCGGTCGACTGCATCAGCAATCAGACCGAGTTGAACACGTACATGGAGTTCATCAACCGTATCAAGAACGCTGAAGTTCAGAGTATGTTCTTCACGATGATTGTGCGGAGCAAGCCTGCGCTGGCGCGGTACAACGAGGCCATCAGGAATTGGTCTGTCGAAAATCACATGATCATGTGAGGTGGTAGATGTTCACAGTAAGTGAGAAAGTAGTGAGGGTGACGGTGCTGTTCATCGCCGTCCTTGTTTTGTTGTTAGATGTTTTTTATTGGAGGCCATGATGCAATTGATGTTTATGACAGAAGAGATGCGACTGAAGAAGGCTCACGTCGCCTTGATGCGCCATCCCGAGACGGCGCTGTATGCCGGGGTGATGATGATGGGCGAGTCGGAGGTGGTCGACTCTGAGATTACTGCGTACACCGATGGTGTGAACAAGAAATATGGCAGGAAGTTCCTGTCGACTGTGTGCCGTGATCAGTTGGAGGTCAACGGTCTGGTGCTGCACGAGAACCTGCACGTAGCCCTGCGTCAGTTGATCCACAACCGGGACTTGTTCAAGGAGAACCGCAAGCTGGCGAACATGGCCGCAGACTACGTGGTCAACGGCATCATCATGTCTATTCATGACAAGAATCTGGTCAAGCTCCCCAAGGGTGGCCTGTATGACATGCGGTTCGTTGACATGAGCATGCGGGAGGTCTATCGCATCCTCAAGGAAGAAAGCGAGAGTGGGGGTGGTGGCGGCGGTGACGGCGGTGATGGTGGAGGTAGTGAGTCGGGTGGGTCCGACTATGAGTTTGACGAGCACGACATCAACGGTGATGCATCTGAAGAAGATGTACAGAAGATGAGTGACGACATCGACCGGGCGTTGCGCGAGGGTGCGTTGCTGGCTGGTAGGCTGGGGGTGGACATACCCCGCGTTGTCAAGGACGCGCTCAAGCCGACAGTCAACTGGCGTGAAGCGTTGCGCGACTTCGTGTCTGCGTCATGCCGTGGCAAGGACGAGTACACATGGCGCAAGTTCAACCGCAGGATGTTGGCCAACGATCTCTACTTACCATCCGTGGAGAATGAAACGATAGGTGAGGTGCTCATCGCCATCGACACTTCGGGTTCAATCGGTCAGCAACAGATCAACGAGTTCGCTACTGAGTTGTCCTCGATATGCGAGTCTGTTGAGCCGGACATGGTGCGCGTCCTGTGGTGGGACACCAAGGTGCATGGTGAGCAGAAGTTCACGTCGCAGGACTATGGGCGCATTGGGTCGCTGCTCAAGCCCAAGGGTGGTGGGGGTACGAGGGTGAGTTCTGTCTCGGACTACATCAACAAGAACAAGATCAGCGCGGAGTGTGTGATCGTGTTCACCGACGGGTATCTTGAGAGCAATGTCACTTGGTCAGTATCTTCGCCTACGCTGTGGTTGGTAACGACCAACAGGTCGTGGACTCCTCCGTCTGGTAAGTTAGTTAATTTTCAGTGAAAGGAAAGTCATGTCTGTAAATATCGTGTCGGAATGGGCCGACAAGCAAGCAACCCAAGAGTTCCTCGACGAGAACGAATCGCTCAAGCGTTTTGCTTACGAGTTCTGCACCAAGTTCAACGTGTTTGTCAGCAGAGGAAGTTCTAACAGTTCGCGTATGTCTGTCGTATCTTCTGAGGGTCTACCGCTTGGTGAGATCAGCGTTGAAGATTCGTACAACAAAAATCACGAGCGGGTGAAGGTATACGTCTACAGATCAGATCACATCACGAAGCGTACAAGCGCGGGTCATGTCGGGCGCGGCGGTAGGGCATCGGAGAAGATAAAGTCCCTTCTGGCCGTATTAAGCAAGAACAAGGAAATCCCTACGTGGGGGCAGCTTGTCGAGGGATTCAAGAACGGTGTGGCCTACGCGTTTCTTCAGACACGCGGGCAGTTGCCAGACTTTCCGCGATTGAACGCCGAGGCGGCAGAGTACTTGTGTAAGCATTACCTCACCCCCGAGCAGGCGGGCACGGATCAAAACATGCACAACGCAATCATAGAGGTTGTAAAAGCACATGAGGAGAAGGTCAAGGCAGCACTAGAGGCTGATGCATCACACAGTCGATTTGCCAAAGGCTGCACTCTCATTGGAGTTCCAAACCGTGACAATCACTATCTGGTCGGCAAGGTCCGACTCACTAAACCTGTGGACGGCAACAGAGTTGGGACCGGCGATATAACAAAGAACATGGAGATAACTGGCATCAGGCGGCTGGGCTCTTTGCATGAAGACGCCGCGCTTGGTGGACAAGCCGTGATTCTGAAGGAATATTTCCGTGGCAAGTTTGGTGAAGAGGGCAATGAGCTAGGCATCCATCGGACGGACAAGTACTTCCCAGAGGTCGACGTTGCTTGTGGATACAGCGGTGACTCTCCCTACACTTGGGTTCTCATTCCTGACACGCCTCCGCAATGATTCTCATAAGTGACACCCCATTAGAAAGGCTAACTCCGTTCGTTCGTGCCGATGGTCTTTGTGTTGTGTACGCCTCAGTGAAAGAAGATGATTACTGTGTGTGCGTGGGCGACAAGCAACTAAGGTTCTACACGGACGACACGCTGCCTAACGAGATCAAAACTTCTATTGCGATGATCCGAGCTTTTCCGAGATCAACACTTGACCAACAGTTTGAATACGGATACGCTCTCGATCCCGCGCTTAACGACATAGGCTGGCGAGTCAAGAATGATGTCTATGCGCTGGTGTTGGAACGCAAAGTGTTGGAAGGGATGAAGCTGGAATGACCCCAGAGAGCAAAGTCAAAGCTAAGGTCATAGCTGCCGTGAAGAAGGCAGGGGCGTACTACTGTATGCCTGTGACTGGAGGCTTTGGCAACTCGGGAGTACCCGACATACTAATCTGTCACAAGGGTAGATTCATTGCTGTGGAGTGCAAGGCTGGGAGAGGGAAGGTTACGGCCTTACAGCAACACAACATTGACTCTATCAAACAAGCTGGTGGCGTCGCGCTTGTGATCAACGAGAGCAACGTCGATGAGATCAAACTTTTACTGGAGGTAAATGATGAAAGCAAAACGAACTGACCCGTGGATTCCCGTCGGGCATCCTGACTTCGTGTGGACATCAGGCGCTGATGTACAGAAGACATGGCGTAAGTACGGGTGGACCCCGCCGAGCGAGAAGCGTCCCCCTGTTGTGGTTGAGCCCAAGGAACCTGAATGGGTCTCGGTGCGGAGGGTCAAATGACCAACTGCAAACACCGCTGGGAACCCGGCACGAACGAAGATCGCCCAGCGTACCGATGCACCCGCTGTGGTGAGTGGAGGTTTGTATGAGCGCATGGAAATTGGTTGTGGTCTGTTGCGTCCTGATAGTGGGTGCTCTTGCTGTACGAAATTGGCAGTGCGAAGAGATGTTTCCGCACTCAAACAGACTTGCTTGCATCTTGTGGAAGTAAAGGAGAAGAACAATGGATGACTACGACAAGGTCTTACAGGTCATCAAAGAGATGCGCCCCGCAGCGGCAGCGGTAAAGGACAAGCCCGCATCATGGTGGCTGGATCGGTTTGAAGAGGCCGTCAAGCAACTCAAGGAGAAGAACAATGGCTGAAGAACAACGCTGGCCCGAGCCCGCCTATCTCACCAAAGATCACGCCATCAACATGACACTGCGGGACTACTTCGCGGCCAAGGCGATGCAAGTAATTTTGCAAGACCAATATGAGGACGGAATTTATGTTGGAGATCGTGACAATGACTCCGAGCATGTTTGCGCTCAATCTGCATACACCATGGCCGACGCCATGCTTAAGGCAAGGAGGCAGGAATGAAAGAGCACACGACCAAAGATGACGACGACACCATGTGCTACCAATCAGAACTTGAGGCGGCGGTTAAAGCAGAACGCGAGGCGTGTGCGAAGGTGTGTGAGGATATGGGCATTGAAGGCTACGGCACATTGGCAATTGCAGCCGCCATCCGAGCAAGGGGGCAAGCATGAAAGATGACATCATCAAGATGGCGCGGGAGGCTGGGTTCAATCTGGAGCAGGGCTTTTTGCTGCGCGTGACAGGCATTGATGAAGACCTTGAACGCTTTGCCGCCCTTGTCGCCGCAGCCGAGCGCAACAAGGTGGCGCAGTGGATGATTGATCGCAGCTACGCCACCGGTCACGGTGACACGACCGAAGACCTGCTCAAAGAGCTTGAATGGCAGGTGCGTGAGTCCGAGCGCGAGGCGTGTGCGAAAGTGTGTGATGAATATGAGTGGGCTATGAACGCAGCCCAAGCAATCAGAGCAAGGGGACAAGACCCCATGCCTTTGTTCGACGACTGGCCCGGAGGATGGAAGAAATGATTCCAACATTAAACGGACGAGAGGTGTGCATTGGACTTGTGCGCGTCGAAGGAAGCACGAAAGATCGCCCGGGGTGGGTGTTCAAAGACACCGGGCAACCCGTTGAGCTATCTGATCTGCGTGATAGCAAAACCAAAAAGCGTGATCCCCGTAAGTACCCCCCATACACCGCCGAAGAATGGTGGCTGCAAGAGCGGGACAACCAGCTTGCACTAGCCCAGCTTTATCACGACCGTCTGCACCCCGAACACTACAGAGTGTGGGAGTGCTTGTTCTTGTGGGCAACGCCAGACCTATGGAGAGACCCTGAATGATTGATCCAAACAAACTGCAATACCTGACGATGGCGGCACGGCTGCGCGGCTACGCGGAGGGTCTCAACGACGAGTACGCAGCCAAATACGAAACGCTCATCCACACATTGAACAAGGCGGCAGACCTGCTTCAGGCAGTGTGGGATGAGCACACTCAGCAAGATGAAGAAAAACCCGGAGGTACAGATTGAAATGCCCTGTCTGCGGGAGACTTACCGAAGTCACATTGACACGCCGAAGGGATGACTATGTATGGAGAAGACGCAAATGTAGCCAAGACCACAGATTCAGTACGCAAGAAACGATTGTCGTTGGAAGAGCAGGTGAAGACAGCATGGCCTTTCACGAGAGTCGATCCAAAACTTCTGGAGAGAGCGCACCGATTAGCAAGTCGGAAGACGCCGACTCCTGACATTGACGCAGAACCTGCACCTTTTTAGGAAATCATCATGAAAAAACCCAACTTGACCCAGCGCATCCGCAACTACATCAAGAGCCATCCCGAAGCATCTCCCAAGGAGATCGCTACTGAGACCAAGACCAACCGCAAACTTGTCTACGTTGTACGACATGGTTTGAAGAAAGCCGCACCCGCGCCCGTCATCCCGTCGAACACACTGACTATCTCGGTGGCAAAGAACCCGCAAGCTGATCTTGTAAATCACCCGCCGCACTACAAGGTAGGCGGTATCGAGACCATTGACTTCATCGAAGCGAAGAAGCTCAACTACAACTTGGGCAACGTGGTCAAGTACATCACCCGCGCAGATCATAAGGGCAACCGCAAGGAAGACTTGGAGAAGGCGATGTGGTACTTGAAGCGCGAGATCAACGCTCTTTAATCAACCGCAGGGGGCTAGTCCCCCTGCTCATGGAGGCATCATGGAACTGCAACAAAGCATAAAACTGCTTGGGGATCACATCAGAGCTAATCCACAAGTAGTGGACACCTTTTCATCCGTGGTCAACAAGTATCACTATCGGCGGCTCATCGAGATGGTTGAGGACAACACGGACAAACTATTCAGTCCGGAAGAAGTTCAGTACATCAAAGATAGCGTCAAACATGCGAAGCAAGAAGTATTCTTTGGATGGGTGGTTGAAGTCATAGGCGGTGGTAGTCCTACACTCCCCTACGATGTGCCTCCTATGGCTATCACAAACATCAGTGGATTCAACGGGACTTCCGTAATTGCTAACGCGACTCTCACAAATGCTAATAACACTTGACTTTGAGACGTACTACAACGACAGCGGCCTTGGCTTCAGAACACAAACGACCGAGGAGTATGTACGTGACCCGGCGTTTGAGATCATCGGTGTAGCGGTCCAAGTTGATGACGGAGAGCCCAAGTGGTTCTCAGGTTCGCACGATGAGATCAGAGTTTGGTTGAGACAATTTCCGTGGAAGCAGAGCATGGTGCTCGCCCACAACACGCAATTCGACGGAGCAATCCTTTCGTGGTGTTTTGGGATCAAGCCTATGGGTTGGCTCGATACGCTCTCGATGGCTCGGGCGCTCCACGGTGTTGAGGCGGGCGGCTCACTTGCCAAACTCGCTGAACGCTATAAGGTCGGTGTCAAAGGCGAAGAGGTTGTTCATGCCATAAACAAACGCCGTCTGGACTTTGCGCCGGACGACCTACAGCGGTATGGCGAGTACTGCTGCAACGACGTGCGTCTGTGCTACGAGCTATTCGTGATCATGAGCAGGGACTTTCCGATGGAGGAACTACGCCTGATCGACATGACTCTCAAGATGTTCACACACCCGCTGATGTGCCTAGACGAGGAGTTGCTGACGGAGCGCATCGAGGACTTGCTCAAAGAAAGGTCTGAACTACTTCAATCGCTCATGAGCCAGCTCAAGTGCTCCACTGAGGAAGAGGTTCGCAAGAAACTTTCTAGCAACAACATGTTTGCTGATGTGCTGCGCTCATTCAAAGTCGAAGTGCCGATGAAGCACAGTGAGAAGCAGGACAAAGACATACCTGCGCTTGCCAAGAAGGATGAGGGGTTCATCGCCCTGACCGAACACGAAGACCCGTTTATTCAGCACCTCTGCTCCGTCCGACTCGGTACAAAGTCCACACTAGAGATCAAACGCATCGAGCGGTTCATTGAGATCGGTAGACGGAACAAGGGACTGCTGCCCATCCCGTTGAAGTATTACGGCGCGCACACAGGTCGCTGGTCGGGCATGGACAAGGTGAACTTCCAGAACTTGCCTAGCAGGGACAAGAAGAAAAAGGCGCTGAAGAAGGCCATCATCGCCCCAGAGGGCTATGTGGTGATGAACTCAGATTCGTCACAGATCGAGGCGCGCATGGTGGCGTGGCTGGCGGGACAAGATGATGTAGTGCGGCAGTTTGCCAGCAAGCAGGATGTGTACTCCCTGTTTGCCACGGAGGTGTACGGTAAAACCATCACCAAAGCAAACGAGACTGAACGCTTCGTGGGTAAGACCTGCATTCTCGGATTGGGCTATGGCACAGGTGGCCCCAAGCTGCGGCATACCCTAGCTACATCGCAACCCGTGTCGGTACAAATCGACGAGGATGAAGCCAAGCGTATTGTGAACATCTATCGTGAGAAGAACGACAAGATCGTCGAGCTATGGGGCGAGGCAGATCAGATGCTTGAGTCCATGATGAGCGAGAAGCTCAAGAAGCCTCTGGCGTTTGGCAAGCATAGATGCGTGACCTATGACTCTGACGGGATCATCTTGCCCAATGGGTTTCGTATCAGATATCCAAATCTACGCAGGGAGTGGGAGGACGGTAAATCCCGCGTGGTGTATGACTCTCGCAAAGGACCCGTGAGCATTTGGGGCGGAGGAGTCGTTGAGAACGTAGTGCAAGCGTTGGCTCGGATCGTAGTAGGGACGCAGATGGTCCAGATCAACGAGCACTACAGGGTTGTCCTGACGGTGCATGACGCGGCGGTGGTCGTTGTGCCGGAGGACGAGGCTGAAGAGGCTGTGCAGTTAATAACTGGCATCATGAGTAGCGCGCCGGAATGGGCCGACGGGCTACCTGTGGCATGTGAATGCAAATATGGAGGTTCGTATGGCGACTGCTGATAAGGTCAAAAGCAAAGTTGAGCGCAGTATGGTTGTCTCCGCTGGTAATGCGGAGTCGATGCGGGAGTACATGGACAGGAAGTATGCGGAAAGTCCAATCAAACTCCGCACCTTGGCGTGGGGGCACTACAAGAGAGGGTTGCGTTACAAGAATTTCAGAGACGTGTTTTCTAGGCCGGAGGGTGCGCAAGGTTTGAAAACAACTATGGCGGCACTGTCCGAAGCTCTGTCCAAGAACAGAGAGATAGCCCAAAAAGGCGCGGGGGGTGATGTGCTTGAGGCGATTACATCGTACCCATTCGTTGTACTTGAGCCTGACTTTCAGGCGCCACGAAACTACTATGATGCTTTTATAGAAGAGGGCGCTATTAACTTACCGTTTCCCATGGTCACGGTCCTGTGTGCGCAAAATCTTAATGCCGAAGGAGACGGGTTTGATACTATCACCCCCATATTTCTCGCGCAGGAATCGGGTGGTGGAGTAAATATTCACCTTGCACTAGGCGTATCTTCCGACACTATATTCAAACGCCCGCATATAGCCACAATCAACTTGACTGTGACAGAACATCCAGAAACGCATGTTCTGAGCATCACGCCGTCTGCGCCGGTAGCTCAAGCTGGATGGATGGACTACAGTCTGTATGAATCATTAGCCAACAGCGCGCTAGTTGCTATCTATATGCTCACACACCATACGGGTGAAGTGCTGATGTCACGGCCCAGCCTTGAAGAAGTGTCGGCCAATAAGAAAAGAGCGCGTAAGGGTAAAGCCCCACTAGTTGAGTTCAAACTTGTATCTATCACAGGCAAGGAAACGTACAAGGCTTCCACACCTCACGGCACGCATGCGTCGCCCAAGCAACACTGGCGCAGGGGCCACTGGCGTAACTGCAAATCAGGCAAACGCACATGGATTGAACCCATGCTGGTGGGTGACGAAAAGAACGGCAAAATCATCAAAGACTACGCCATAGGAAACTACCGAGATTCCGGATCGCATGCTATTATGAGATGATCAAAATCTCAGTGAGGATATAGTCATGCAACCGTCTGAAGTGAAGTGGTCGTTCTCATCGCTCAAGGATTACGTCAACTGCCCACGGCAGTATCTTGAAGTCAAGGTTCTCAAGCGATACGAAAAGAAACCAACAGCGCAAACCCTGTATGGGTCGGCGGTACATTCAGCGATTGAAGACTATGTCGGCAAGGGCACTCCCCTCCCTGAAGACTACAAGCGTTACGCCTCCCAACTTGACCCCCTTGTTGAGATGTCAGGAATTAAATTTCCTGAGCATCGCATGGCTGTTGATTTTGAGCGCAAGCCGTGCTCTTGGGGGAAATACTGGGTGCGTGGCATCGTAGACCTTCTGGTGGTTGATGGCTCCACTGGATTCATCGTGGACTACAAGACCGGCAACGACAAGTATGCTGATCTGAAACAACTGCAACTGATGGCCCTCCTGACCTTCGCTCACTTTGAGCAGGTCGATCACATCAAGGCAGGGCTGCTTTTTGTAGCCAAGAAAAATTTCATTACAACAGAGTACTCTCGCGGTGATCTTGACAAGCTGTGGATGGAGTTCTACCCGTCGCTTGAGCGACTGCGGCTGTCCCATGTCAACGACGAGTGGCTCCCCAACCCAACCCCACTATGCGGCTGGTGTCCAGTACGCGAATGTGAGTTTCATAAAGAAAACTAATCATGAAAGACGGACTGATAGATTACGCCCACCCAATGATCATGGTTGACAGGAAGATGAAAGAGGCACACGAGCAGCTACTGCTCCGGAACTGGGATGCAGGCATGGAGAAGTTGCTTGAAGCGTCGGTTGAGTTGAAAATGGCGATGAACTCCGTCAGGCACATCAAGGAGACCGAGAATGCCCTACGTCAATAAACCCAGACCCTACAAGCTGGAGTACCAGCAGCAAAAGGCTAGAGACGAGCATGCCCGTCGCATGGAGCGTCAACGCGCACGGCGCGCAATCGACAAGAAGGGCGACGACGGCAACGGCAACGGCAAGGCTGATGTGCGCGAGGGCAAGGACGTAGCGCATCGCAAGGCGCTCGACAAGGGCGGCTCCAACAAGCATGGCGTGTACATCACATCAGCGAGTGCCAATCGTTCTTTCCGGCGTGACTCTAAGGGTAATCTGGTATCCGAGACCAGCAAAAAAGAGCGGAAGAAAACTTGACATTTAGCCAGCGGGCTCCATAATGTCTGAGTGGCCGTAGGGTGTGAGTGGGTCACGGATGTCACGCATCCAAAGGGGTTTTTGCAGTTGCGTTTCTTCCCCGATAACCGCATCAGTCAGTCGGTAGGGCCTCCATCTCCCTTTCTCCTGCGTCAGGGCTGACCGGGTGAGGGGGCGCAGTCCCCCTCCTACCCGTTTTTTAGTTGATCAAACAGTATGCAAGTAGTCGAAAACAGTGCGATAAGGTTCAAGTGTCCCTCTGACACTGCTGCGGTCATAACCAGCTACATCGACAAGAGCGAAGTGCTGGACAACAATGGCGCGGTCTCTGATGTGGTTGTGTTCTGGGGGCTCGATGAGATGCAGCGGCTTGCGCGCATCGCTCCCTCTTCCCTGAAGATTCCATCGCCCATCGAGCGCGATTACAACTGGCCCGGGATGTTCACTCCGTTTGAGCATCAAAAGGACACGGCTCGATTTCTCACCCTGCACAAACGCGCGTTCTGCTTCAACGAGGCGGGTACAGGCAAGACCTCTGCTGCGATATGGGCGGCTGACTACCTCATGAATCAGGGACGCGTCAAGCGCGTTCTGGTGATCTGTCCTCTGTCCATCATGCAAAGCGCATGGCAAGCTGATCTGTTCAAAACAGCGATGCACCGATCATGCGGTGTGGCGCATGGCTCTACATCCAAGCGCAAAAAGATCATCTCAGCAGGTTACGAGTTTGTGATCATCAACTACGACGGCGTAGGTGTCATCGAGGAAGAGATCAAACAAGGCGGCTTTGACTTGATCATCGTTGACGAGGCCAACGCCTACAAGAACACGAGCACTGTGCGCTGGCGCATTCTTGCAAGACTGCTGACCAAAGACACATGGCTGTGGATGATGACGGGCACTCCTGCATCACAGTCGCCTGAAGATGCGTTCGGACTCGCCCGACTCATTAATCCTGATGCTGTTCCTCGATACAAGTCTGCATGGAAAGACAAGGTGATGTTCCAGGCCAGTCGTTTTCGCTGGCTTCCGAAAAAAGAATCACAACAGATTGTGTTCGATGCACTGCAACCCGCGATCCGGTACGAGAAGGCCAACTGTGTTGATCTGCCAGAGGTGCTGTATCAAGACCGATACGTGCCGCTGAGTCCGCAAGCGGCGAAATATTACAAGGACTTGGTCAGAGAGATGCAGATCAAAACCGCTGGAGAGACCATCAGCACGGTCAATGCTGCGGCGGCTATCTCTCGCCTGTTGCAACTATCAGGCGGCGCTGTGTATACGGACGATGGCAACGTCGTTGAGTTTGATATTGCACCACGGCTCAATGTCCTGCAAGAGGTTCTGGATGAGGCAGCACACAAGGTGCTCATCTTCGTGCCCTTCCGGCACACGCTGCGCTTGATCAGCAACCATCTGACGGCCAACAACGTAACCAACGAAATAATCTCTGGAGATGTGTCGGCGTCTGAACGCGCCAGAATCTTCGATAGGTTTCAGACCACAACTAATCCAAAGGTGCTGCTCATTCAACCACAGGCAGCATCGCACGGTGTGACCTTGACAGCGGCAGACACGCTGATCTTCTGGTCTCCCGTCATGTCAGTCGAAACGTACTTGCAATGCGTGGCTCGGATAGATCGAGTGGGCCAGCAAAACAAGATGACCGTCATCCACCTTCAAGGGTCAGAGGTGGAGAAGCGCATGTACAAGATGCTGCAAAGCAAAGTGGACATGCACGAGCGGTTGGTTGACCTGTATCGTGAAGAGATGGAGGATAGCAATGAGTGACGCTGAGTCATTAGTAAAAGACTACTTGACAATTCGCCGGGAACGCGAAAAACTCAAGGAGAAGTACGAGAGTGAAGACAACACTCTCAAGGAAGCCATGGCGCGTATCGAGAGCGCGCTCTTGGACATTTGCAATCAGACGGGGGCGAACGGACTAAAGACAACGCATGGCAGCGTAAGCCGCCAAATCAAGGATCGGTTTTTCTGTACGGACTGGGACAACTTCAAAAAGTTTGTGGAGACTGAGGGCTCCATCGACTTGCTGGAGCGTCGCATCCATCAGAAGAACTTCAAAGAATTCATGTCTGGGAGAGAAGGCATGGGCCTGCCTCCGGGGGTGAATAGCCTACGCGAATACGACATCGTTGTTCGCAAGGTATCAAGTAACGCAACTTCAGTTTAAGGAAAAGTATCATGGCAAACGAACTAGCCACAATCATCGGTTCTTCCGATCTCGCAGAACTCCAACTCGGTCTTGATGAGGACACCCTTGCGGTTGCAGGCGGTGCTGTAAAAGGCAACAAGCGCATTTCGATTGAAGGTCGGGTGTTCCGCAAAATCGTTGGCGGCAAAGAGCAAAGTGTCAACACTGACAACTCGATGAACGTAGTCTTCGTCAAGATGGCGCACGACGCATCGCGTACGTACTACGCCTCTACCTACAAGAAGGGTGTGAAGATTTCCCCCGCTTGCTGGTCCAACGACTCCAAGACCCCGGACCCCGAGGTTAAGAGTCCACCTGCATTGTCATGCGCGGAATGCCCCAACTCTGTAAAAGGCTCTGGCCAAGGCGGTCAAGGTACGGCGTGCCGTCTGTCATGGCGTACTGCGGTTGTTCTTCCCAACGATCCTGCTGGCGATGTGTATCAGCTTGTGCTGCCTGCCACGAGCGCGTTCGGCAAGGAAGAAAATGGACGCTGGCCTTTCCGTCCGTACATTCAGATGCTGGCAAACAATAACGTGTCTGCTGGGCGCGTTGTGACCAAGATGGAGTTTGACATCAACAGTCCAGTGCCCCGTCTGCTTTTCTCGCCAGTAGCTGCTGTGCCTTCGGAGATGCGTGAGACTATCGCACGTCAAGGCAAGACACCCGCTGCGGAAAGCGCCGTCAAACTCACGGTGTACAAGACTGACAGCGCGGAAGAAGAGGTCGAGGCACCAGCAGTGCCGGAGCCGACTGTGCGTGAGACCGCCAAGCCTGCTGCCAAGGCAGAGGATGTGAGCGAGATCGTGAAGAAGTGGGCAAAAAAGTAAATGCCTCAGACGTACAGCGCCAGACTCAGGGAATTCCTTGAGGACACGACTGTCTATCGACTAGGGAAGGACCTTGGCGCTGTGTGCGTCAAGGCCAACCTTCCTGCGTCGTATGTTGCCGTTGTGTTGGATGTGTCTCGGATCACCATACATTCATGGTTCCGGGGCGGCACTATACGTCCACGTAAACGGGAAAAAGTCGAGACGTTCATCAAACTAGTAGAGGAGGACATGGAGAAAGGGCTTCTCCCCGCAAAGAGTTTGCGCGATGCAAAGGCGTATCTTGGAGACATGATAGGTCGCCCCATCACGCTGAAAAAATCGGACTGATCAAGTCTTGCTGTACGGCAGGGGTGTCCCTGCCATTTTTGTCTCTGCGAACATGAAACAATTTTATGAGAAAGTCGTGGCCACGCAGGGCAACATTTGTATCGTGGGAATCATGGGCGAGGCTGTGCGCCCAAAATTCTTCGATGACTTGGATGCTGCCCTAGATCAGATTGAGAAATTTGACAAGGAGGATTTCAACGCCTATTTTGGGACTGGGACGTTTGATGGTTTTCGACGCAAGGCGCAATTCTGCCTCTTCCAGCGTTCGTTCTTTGTCGACCTCGACTGTGGCGAAGGTAAGCCATACCTGACCCAACAGGACGGACTCGATGCGCTTCACAAATTTGTGGAGGACAACGAACTGCCGCAACCCATCATCGTCAACTCTGGCCGTGGAGTGCATGCGTACTGGCCGTTCACCAACGATATACCAGCAGACGACTGGAAGCCCTACGCGGACAAGTTCAAACAGTTCTGTCTGGACAAAGGGTTGTTAATTGACGAGTCGGTAACAGCCGACGCAGCGCGCATCATGCGCGCACCGGGGTCAAGGAACCTGAAGAAGGACCCCCTGTCTGTAACAGTCTTGCAAGATGCGGAGCCAACTGACTTCGAGTCATGGAAGACACGCCTCGGGCAGATTGAACAGGCTTTCAGTTTGGATGATGTTGAGAGAGGACTTGACCCCGATACACAGGCCATCTACGACAAACTCAGGGACAACTTTGAATTTGACTTTCAAAGAATCGCAGAACTCAGTCTACAAGGTGACGGCTGTGCGCAAATCAAACATATCCTCGAAAACGCATCTAGTTGCCCGGAGCCACTCTGGTACGCTGGAATATCTGTCGCCGTCCGGTGTCGTGATGGCGCTTCTGCCATACATCTCATGTCAGAAGACCACCCCAACTACTCCAGAGAAGAGACAGAACGGAAAGCCGCTCAGTCAGTCAGTTCCGCAAAGTGGGCTCACGGCTGCGATGCGTTTGAGAAAGAAAACGCAGGAGGCTGCGCCGGGTGCCCTCATAGAACTCGACTCGGACGAATCGGACCTATTGGTCTCGGGAAGGTTTTACGAGCCCCGCCAGAGCAATCCATTGTTGAATTGTTTACTGGAACAGCAGAGCAACAACTCTCAGGCGAAGAAGGTAAAGAGGACACAGTTCGGATTGTCGAGGATTCCAAAGCCGTTCCAGTATTCCCAGACTTCATCAAGCCATTTGAACGAGGACTCAACGGCGGTATCTACTACACCCCACCACCAAGGCGAGACAAAAAAGGCACGTTGATTCAAGACCCGCCTGAGTTGATCATTCATACGGATGTGTATCCAACGAAGCGCCTGTACAGCCCGCACGACGGCGAGTGTCTTGTCATGAAGGTTGTGCTGCCACGAGACCCGTCGAGGGAGTTCATCTTGCCGATGCGAGATGTGACAGCCACTGACAGACTCAAGGCGAAACTGTCAGAGCAGGGGGTCACCTTTGATCCAGTGTATGCGCCGCGCATTGCGTCGTACTTGACCAAATGGATGGCCTATTTAATCAACATACAGAAAGCAGATGTTATGAGAGTGCAACAAGGTTGGACCGAAGATTTCAAATCGTTTGTTCTGGGCACGTATGAGTACATGGCTGATGGCACCACGCAGCATTGCCCTACGTCGCCTATATCGAAGAACGTCGTCAAGCACATCAAGTCGGAGGGCAGTTTTGATACGTGGAAGCAGTGCGTACAGATGTTCAACGATCCCGGATATGAATGGCATGCCTTCACCGTCTTGTGCGGATTTGCAACGCCTCTCATGGCGCTTACCAACGTCAACGGCGTCACGCTGTCGCTGTACAGTGAGGGTCCGGGCACGGGCAAGACTGGCGCACTGTATGGCAACTTGAGTATCTGGGGCAAGCCAGATACGTTGGCTATCAATGAGAGTACCCCCAATGCGCTTATTCAGCGCATGATCACCAGCAAAAACATTTCGTTCGGGCTGGATGAGCAGAGTAACAATGAAGGCAAGGTCATCTCCAACCTGCTCTACAACGTCAGTTCTGGTACACCCAAACTGCGGATGATGGCATCCAGCAATCAGGAACGTGAGACGCAGTTCAACACAAACTTGATCGCAGTCATCACGACCAATAAGCGCACCCGCTCCATGTTGGAGGAGTACAAGGCAAACGCAAGTGCAGAAAACGTCCGTGTTCTTGAGCCTGAGATCACCGCACCCAGAGAACCGGGGTACGAATTGACGGCTGAGCGTGGCAAGGCAATGTTCGATCCCTTGAAATCCAACTACGGATGGGCAGGGCGCGAATACGTGCAATACCTGTACAAGATTGGGCTGAACAACATCCGGCGCTCCGTGGACCTTGAGTACCTGAAGGTGGCCGACAGCTACAGCAAAAACGCTGAGTATCGTTTCCTGTCCAACCTGCTGGCCACGACACGGGTTGCAGGAGAAATTGTCAACGAGATGAAACTCCTTGACTTCAATCTGGACCGCATCTTTCAAGTCGTTGGCAAGGAGATGCTCGACACAGTCAATGGCAGGCGCAGGGACGATGAGAACTCTCGCGCAGACGTGTTGGGTGACTTCATCAACAAAAACATTCAGAACTGTCTAGTTTTGAAGGACGGCAAGGTCGTGATGGAACCACGCCAAGCCCTGTATGTGAGAGCAGAAGTGGATACCGGCACGATCTACATCTCCACCACGCCGCTCAAACAATACTTACGCGAAGCGAAAGTGGACACCAGGCAGTTTGAAAAGCGCTTGGTTGATGAAGGTGTGATGGTCGGCAAGGTGCGAAAACAGATGGCCGCTGGATGGAAGGCCGCGCTTGGAGCACACAATGTCCAAGCGTATCAAATCAGCATGGATATAAGCCACATGTTCAATGAGCAAGAAGAGCCCACCCCCGTCGCAGCTTCCGTATGAAGAGCCGGAATGGCTGCTGCCGTTTCAGTCCATGGAGATAGGGGATAGCTTTTTTATCCCCACCATGAAGCCCGCGTACTTCTGCTACGTGATTGATACGGCAGCAAAAAAGTCAGGCGTGAAGATCAAGGTCTTTGTCACGTCCAAGAATGACATGCTTGGAGTCCGTGCATGGAGGATTGGTTAGGGGCGTATGCCCCCGACCGCCTCAAACCCGTTGATCAGATCGCGCTTGACGACGTTCTGTAGTTTGATGATCTCCTCAAGCTGCGGTTTGCGCTCTTTTGGAGTCAACTCGGGGTTGGCGCGAATCTGGTTGGCCCTCTCCCGCAGTTGCTTGAGCGTGCCATTGACCGCTTGGTTGTAGAACTGCACCAGAGCATAGTCGGTAGAGTGATCTTGCAGGTAGTCCCGAAGGCGTTCCGGCTGATTCTTCAGTGCGTTGATTCGCTTCTCCATGCTCTGGATTTGCTTTTCAACCTTGCTGAACTCACGAGAGTCGACGTTGGATTTGGAGCCAAAGAAACTAGCGACAAGAGGAACATCGGAGCGGATGTCCGCTTCCTTGTACCCAGACAGAGTCATGCCCGCACTTGCCACACCGTTTACTGCCTTGGCTAAACCATCAATGTAGTTACTAGCGAAGAAGAACAGAGTGTTGGGGCTGACATCAATTGCGCCGTTGGTTATGTTAAACATGGTGCGCGCGGCGATCTTGTACGACTCCGGAATGTTGTCACCACCTGTATAGGCATCACCAAACCGGGTCTGTTTGTTGTTATAGATTTCCCGTCCCAGTCCGTCAAGATTCATCATGTATTCCACGAACGGACGAGCAGCGGACGGCAGCGCCGAGTCGATCACGAATGCCGGAAGATTCTCAACCGGATTAATACGCGACACAGGCAGCGGCATGAATGAGTCGAGGAACGTCGTCAGTATGTTGCCAAACGCATCGGGGATGCTGTTCCTGCCTGTTAGCAGAGATGCAAACTGAGCGCCAGCCGACGCGAAGAACCCGAGACCGAAGCCCCACGGAATCTGCAAGAAAGTATCTGTGCCGGGTATGGGGAACCGAGCGTAGCGCGACCACCGCGCCATGTCGTCCATCAAAACTCTGTTGCGCCCTTCATCGTCATCTCCGGACATCATAGCGGCCATCCAATAGGCCACCATACCCATCCCTATTAGCCCCATCGTCATGCGCCGAACACTAGCACGGCGCTGTTTCATCACCTTGACTGCGGTGTTGATCTGACTTTCGCTTGCCCCGGTTTGAGCTGCTTCAAGCCGGAACATCTTCTCATCAAATTTCAGAACGGGGGCAATCGCTTCAATCGCTCTGACTGCGCCAGTGGCAGCGGGACGGAAGAACATGAACAGCGCGCCCATCTCCTTGCCGTACCTACCAACCTGCTCAAAGTTGGCTAGGTTTTTCGCATACTCAACCGCCTGAATCGTCGCGTCATCCACAGCAGCTTTTTCTGCCATTCCCTGCGCTTTGTTTTTTGTCGTGAGGTTATCGCGCATGACACGGAAAGTTGCCACACGGCTGGACAACTCAAACATGTCGTTGTAGATGTCGAGAAAATTATCAATCTGCTTCTTCTTGAGAAGGGTGGCAATTTTGTTTGCGCCCACCTGCCGTACACCCACTTCCTCAATCAATTGATCGAGTGCGCCTTTAGCTGCGACACCTTGCAGGTATGAGACCTTGCCGCCCTTCTCAACATACTCTTGCAGGTCTTTGTAGTACGGGTCTTTTTCCGCGAGACGCTTGATCTCATCGAACTTGCCACGGTTGTACAAGATCGAATACTTGAGCGCCTTGCCCAGACCGCCGCTGGCTACATCGGCAGAAATCTGAGTTATCAGCCGCCCGCTTTCAACTGGACCAAACTCTGCGCCTAGCGTGAAGGCGTTGGTGAGCAAGTCGCGCACATAGTTCATCGGAGCAAACGCAGGGTTGTACCGCGTGTGCATCATCCCGATGCCGCTGGTGATACGGTTGGCTAGGTCAATCAGCGGATTGGTCTCTCGGAACTGCCTGCGGATTGCCTCGCTCATGTCTTTGCCAGCAATCTTGACAATCGTGATCGACCCGTCTTTGTTGTAGTGGAAGATTTTGTCGGGACCAGCCATGGTCTCTTTGTTGGCGTTGCCGAGATACCGATCTTCAAACGGAATCGTCCCTACGATCTTGCCATTCAAAAGCTTTTGTTCTACCGCGTTCTTGATCGCCAAGGTCAGGTCACGCCTACCGGCGCGCAGGGCTGAAGACGCGCCATCAGCAAGCGCCTGAAGAATCGGGTTTTCTGACTCAGACAGACGCCCTTCAAACCTGTCCTGCCCTTCCTGAAGTTCTCCTCCAAGCAAGCGTGAACCGATCTCAAGCTGCTCATCGACTTCCCGCTTACCCGGACGCCCCTTGAACGGCACGTAGTTTTTGAAGCCGTAAAAGTCAACGACGTTTTGCGTAGGGATTGAGAAGTAGTTTGCTTCGCGGTTGAGCTTGATGCCCATCTCAGAGACCGCCTTGATCGCATCAGCTACGGCCTGAATTTCTTTAGCTTCGCTCTGCGTGTCCAGCACCCGTCTGAGAGCCTCGATCTCACGCGGAGAACGATCAGCGATCACGTTGTACGCGCTGCCGCCTTGATTGAACAACTCTGGAGATTTAGCTTTCTTCAGCCCGTCGTGATTGGCAGGATCATCAACAACGGCATCCAGCGCCTTACGAAGTTTCTGCGCATACTCAGTGCGCGTATCTTCAGGCAGGCTGTTCATGTTGCTCGACAGTGCCTTGAGCACGGCGTCACGGAAGCCCGCCGCTGAATACGAGGGGTTGGCAAAAAGCGCCTGCATACCCGCATCGCCCTGAAACATATCAGCAACCACCAGCTTTTGAGTGGTGTCGTCAAGGGGCACGTTGAGCAGATACTTCACCCTACGACGCTCAGGCTCATGCCGCGCCTCAAGAATCAGATGCAGTCGAGAAAGCGCGGGTTTGAGGTCGATGTTCAACTTTTTGGCGTACGCATCTATAGCGTTATGAACATCCTCCGTCAGGCTCTTCATGTTGGTGTTGTAGATGTTTACACCCATAGCAGCAGAGCGCGTGATCTGACCGTAGATGTTGTTGAGCTTGTCAGACAGACGATCCACCATACCAAGAAGCGAAAGCCTATCCTCCCACCGCTTCAAACGGTATCTGTCGTTCTGGAACCGTTCAGTAAGCCATATTGCGCCCTGCTTGGTGAACAGACCGCTGATCTTTCGGGCTACGCCTTTTTCTTCCAGCTTTGTATCGTTAAGCGCGTTGTTGACAAGCTCGTCGTCTGTCATCTCGCCCTTGGCTTTGACAGGTTCAGCCTGCTTGACTTCTTGCGCGGGCAGCGGTGCCATCTCCACACCACCCAACGGAGGCGGGGCAACAATATCCATGAACGAAGCAAACATCTCCGTATTCATGGTTTGAGCGGCCAGCCCAGCGCGTTCTAGCACCTCTTTATCAGTGCCGCGCGCCGCCTCCATTTGCTTCTTCGTTATCTCGTAGATTTGTCTTTCAGCGTCGAACGGTGCGCGGAGCTTGACGCCTAGCTGTTCTACGTCTTTGCTGGTAAAGCCCAGCATAGAGGCAACAGACTTGACGAATCGTTGCCACACCGTTTCGTCTTTTACGTACGAACGCTCTTTAGGCACTTTGAGTTTGGACAACTCCGACATGAAGTTCTCGTTGGTCATGCCGTAACCAACAAACTCAAAAAGATTGTCGTAAGCACGGGGGAATGTGCCTGACAATTCTGCGCGCGATGCGTCCATGAGGTATTGCATGTGCTCAACACCACGCCGCTGCTCTGCCGTTAGCTTGCCGCCTTTGAGATAGGTGTCGATGACCCTGATCGTCGCGTCATGCACGTACTCATGCAGAAGGATGTCGGGGTTTCGCGCCGCTCCTTCCGTGACTTCAATCTTGCGCGTCCTAGGGTTGTATTGCGCTACGCGGCCATCTGGCAACGACTTGACCAACTCAATTTGAGGGAACAAGTCCTTGGAAAACAAAAACTGTGCAACTGCGCGGTGTATCGGATTGGGAGCAGCAGTGCGCAGCATGTTGAGGAACGACCTACTGTTCCCCGCTTTCAATTCACGGTCTACATAAGCAGGTATGCTTCTGCCTCCCATGATGGACGGACGCCCTGTGCGCGTTTCGCGCCCAGCAGCAGTAAGAGGTTTGGCAGGCCCGCGCTGCGACTTTTCAGCAGGGGCAGCGGTAGTAGTGATGGATGCGGCCTCTTCAGGAGCCTCCTTCGCGTCCATCGCGGCGTCGACATCCGTCAGTTCATAGCCTTCTTGTGCGGCGTATTGCCGCGCCTCATCGAATAGAACTTCAGCGCGATTGACGTTGATGCCATATACCTCGGCAAACTCTTCCGGCGTGCTGCCAGATTGAATTGCGCTTACGGCGTCAAACAGAAGTGGGTCTTCTTCTAGTTCTAAATCTTTTTTCGTGCGGCCTTCTACAGGAGCCGGAGCGGGAGATCGGAAGAGC